AACTCAAAGTCGATACGGCCATCGAGCTACATTTTAATTCCGCTGGCCCATACGCCAACGGTCACGAATTTCTACACTGGTTTTGTAGTCCAAAGGGCTTGAAACTTGCTGCTGAACTCTCACGCAGTTTGGCGAAAGCTTTCCCAAATCAAAAGAATCGCGGCCTGAAGCAGATCAATTCAGAAGATCGCGGAGGTCTTTTTCTGCGGAAGACACACTGCCCAGCAGTAATCTGCGAGCCGTTCTTCGGGAGCAATCCTACAGAAAACTTTCTATTCTCCAGTAAAAAAGAAGCTTTGGCACAAGCGTATGCTTCTGGAGTTCTTAACTATATCGATACCCAAACAGATTGACCTATGAAAACCGCACCTAAAACCGCTACGAAGTCTCAAAAACAAGTTGGATACCTGCTCTCGAAAGTTAGCCCGCTGTCGAAAAAACAGCAAGTCAAACTCAAAGGCGAGATGCACGAAGGCAAAGTGAAAGTGGAGAAACAAAAGAAATAGTCTCTAAAACCATGAAAACCAAATGGCCAAAAACCATTCACGTGGCTGGCCGTAGGGTTAAGCTTAGTTTCGTCGATCTTGAAGATACGTTTGGTCAATACAAACACGATCTTAAAATCATCGAAGTTAATAGAAACATCTCCGATTCAGATAAGTTACTTACAATCCGCCACGAATTGATGGAGGCGTCGTTGCTTCTTTCGGGGGTTGGGTTCTCGGAACGCTACGAACAAGAACCCATCGTCCGCTGCATGGAAGAAATCTTCTTTCCAGCGTGGGATGCCTTTGTAAAAAGAATCACCAAAGATAATGCCTGAACCTACAACTCAGTTTAAATCAGTATTTAACGATCAGTTTATCGAGTTCAGGCCATGCGGCGAAGACTTTGAACTTGCGGCCCAGCGGTCTGACCAGATGGGCATCCTGCACAATTCCTACACAAAAGGAGCTGGCAGGATGCACGGCATGTTGGGGGAGATTGCTGTGGGGAAGTATCTTGACGGGTTGGTGGACCACTGCGGATCTTCCAAATACGGTTACGATTTCGAAACCAATGATGGGATCAAGATCGAAGTGAAGACAAAACGGTCAAACAGCATACCAAAAAGCGACTACACCGCATCCGTCGAAAAGAAAAAGTCTCATATGTTTGAGAACGATCTTTACGTATTCGTTCGCGCACATGAGACTATGACTCGTTTCTGGCTTGTCGGATGGGTGAAAACGGATTCGTTTAAACGGAGATCAAACTTCATTGCGGCAGGTGGATCAGATGAAACCGGATTCACCTACCGCGTTGATGGCTACCACATCCCAATCAGCAAACTGAAGAAGATGGATCTTCTGAAAGGATATCTGACGGGCCACGGCTGATATCGAACTTCTTGTTGAGATCGATCTCCCAAATCTTTCCGCCTCCCTGCCCGTAAGAGCGGATCGGTCTGACGTTGGGGTTGTTGTTGCAAGCCTCCTCCATCGTCCCCATTCCACGGCGGACGAATTCAAGGTTGCCTGACATGCCAACGGTGCGTCCGTTGTTGAGATCGTGCAGCGACACTTGGAATTCAGTCAGCGTTCCTGACCAATGCTCCACCGTGCTGTTGTATTCACGGAGACGCTTGACAAAGAACTCAACGAGTTCTGCCACAGAAGAACGACTTGAATTGTCGTAAGCAGCCGATGCGATGGACTCGTCGATGTAGCTCTTAACCCCAAAGCGACCGACTCCTTCGATGTCTTTCGGAATCTGCCAGTCCAGCAAGAACTTCGCAAAGTAGGGAAGCTCGTTCTTGATGGTGGTCTCAAGCGATCCGTTCGACGGGAACTTACTCGACGCTGAATCGCTGATCCGTAAAGCCATGAGCTTATCCCGATTAGAGCTGTCCAGCGAAGGGATGACGGAAAGGCTGTTCGCGTCCATGTTGAGCGAGAAGATCACTCGTCCCGTCCACGGAACCGAAATAGCGTCTACGTATTTCGCATGATACTCCACACGTGGATTCGCCACCGCACGTTTGATAAGCTCCGTCGCTTTCCGTTGATCCTGAAAGGACGCAGCTGACGTTGTGTCGTCGATAACCCACGCAGCCACGCGTGCCAGATCTTTGTTGAACTTCGTCTGGCCGCTAAGATAATCGGAAGCATCGGCATACCCGCCAACAAGTGAAGAGATAACCCTATTCGAAAGTAGGGACTTTCCTTTATTGGTCGGTCCGACCAACAGCATCGCCTGCCCCTGCATAAACTCTTTATACAGCACAGCTGAATAGAATCGTTTGAGCCATGAGAACAGATAATCGACTGTCGGCCTACTTGCCGTATTGACGAACAATTGATTGATCCACGTATGGATGAAAGGCCAGTTCGCTGGATCTCCGTTATCTGCTGGCTCCACCGGATGGATGTTCGCGTTGTTCAGGATACGGTGACTGTTGTAAGTCACGACTCGATCTTTCGAGAACACAACCGGAGCGATCTCATCGATTCGGTTCTGGTTGCTGATTACCAGAATCGCGCTTTCGACTTCCGACAACGGCTGACCCTTCTTTGTCTTTGGATTGAATCCCGATTGCCGAAGCTCTAGGATCAACTGGTCTTTCTGGATCGGTACGGCTGCGCTGTGGAGCAGCTTGAAGAAAAGCTTTCCGTTAAACCAATACTGATCCAGCAAGTTGCCCATCTTCTTCTGCTCAAAGGCTTGGACAAACTTTGGGCCTAAGACTTCGCGCCACGACAAGAACCCCTTACCAGCGCGGTCGCTGAAACAAAGAACGCCGTCCTCAACGATCTGGCATCCTTCACGGTCAACGCCGTCATCGATCCAGAATAATGGACCGCGTGCGCCGACTTCAAAGTTGCCGACCCATCGGTTGGCGAACTGCTTCTGGACTTCGACAGCAATCGTTTCGATTGGGATCAACGTCTCGTCAGACTGCGGTGGGCGTTCTTTAGCCGCCTTCATCAGTGCCGTATGGTAAACGGATGAGGGGATGGGCGCACCGATTTTGGTCCAATCTTCGCCCAATTCAAAATATTGATTTGGCTTAAGCGAAGTATTGTCGAATCCCGCAAAGACTCTGTCGATCCGAAGGATGCTATTCAAGTGCTTCATGAACACCTCAAACATGTCCATCGTAATTGGGAGGCGATCTTCAAACTCCCACACCAAACGGATGTAGCCCGAATGCGTCTTGCTGCGCCACGTTGGCGGATTGTCCTTACACTTGAGCGCGATCATATCATCGACGGTATCCCAATCGACAGGCGCGTCATAATCGGCGACGACCCCATAGATCGCAGCTGGTGGGTTATCATTGGAGATTCGTTTTGCTGGAGCATCCCCTTCAATAGTGCTGTAGAAGATGTGGTCTGTGTTGGTATCAGAACACCACTCACGGTACTCAGCTTTGTTCTTATGAACGGGCTTCGTCTTTTTGAGTTTGCTGATGTCTTGGCACTTGGTGGCGGTCAATGTCCGCAGGTTTTTCAGGTATCGGTATGTCATTTTTCGTATTTGGTGAGAATTTTTCCTTCAGCGGAGAGCGGAATATCTGGAATCCAATCAGGTGGTGTGGACATGATCGAGATAATGTTTCGTAAATTTTCTTCTGCTGTGTCGGCATCGCATTCGATTACGACTTCGTCGTGGACGTGGAAGATAATCTCATGGCCCGCCGCGTCGATCTTGCACAGCATGTCGCAGAAGATATCGCGGGCGAGAGCTTGTGAGGCATTTTCAGAAAGAAGTCCACCGTAAATTTTCACGGGAACTTTTTTGCTGTATTTGCTCATCATCGCTACGAATTGCCGCTTACCAAACTGCATCGCTGTTTGAATACGGCCATACCGCAGAGAGCGGTTTGACGGCAGATCAACGGTGAATTCATCTTCCGCGTTAATTGAAAGTTGAATATCTTCGTTAAGTCTTTTCCAGTATGACGTCACTTTCCGCATTTTTTCTCGGTAAAGAGAGACTGCTTTTTCGGCATCGCGGAGTTCCATGCCTGAGACTTTGGCGAACTTATCGGGACCGCAGCCGTAGCCGCAGCCCAAAACCATCGCCTTTACTTTTCCGCGAAGAGAAGAATCGTTGGCTTTCATGCTCCCTTTATCCTTAGCCCATAGCCCGAATCGGATGGCGAAGGCTTCATAGATATCATCGGTGGCCGCAATCTCAGCCATCGTATCGACGTCTTTTGAAAGCCAACACAACGTGCGGACTTCGATCTGCGAAAGGTCAACCGCGATCAGGACTCTGCCTTCTTTTGGAGCAATAAGATTGCGGAGATAGACTCCGAACATCTCTTCTCGCGGCAAATTCTGGAGGTTGAGATTGCCGCCGCTACCGCTGAACCGTCCGGTATGTCCGCCGAAATACATTAG